CTCCTCAACTCCAAGGGCGCACTTTTGAGATGTGCACACACTCCTTCCAATCAAATGGGTATCACTTTTTGTAACAGGATTGTTGTGTTCAGTTCATCGATAACGTACAATTTATCTCAAAATCAGAACGAGGTTTAAGTTTTAACTAACATATTTAAGCCAAGCATTGTACTGCTGGTATCCAAAAATACATTTAAGAGGCATATTTTTCTTTCCAGTGTGCCACACGTTCGTCAAACGTTACATTTAATACTGGTAAAGGCAAAGCATGATTTTCACATACTTTTTGCATTTGTGATCTCCTCAATTCATAGTGCTCTCTTCCGAAAGCAAACCATTCATTTAAAGCACTCTCAATACAACTCGCGGCAACTTGCCTTGGAGTTTGTGAAGATGACTTCAAATTGGCATGAAGAGACTTAAAAATGCTATTCTCATCAAGCTGTCCAATAGAACAGTCAATTTCTGGAATATAGTGCGACTTTCTTTTGAGAAAATCGACTTCATCGAGTGGTAAAAATTCACACACGTCATCAGTTTTACTCGGCAAAGTAATAGCCATACCATACTTAGCCAAAAAGGCCTTGTATGTTACAAAATTAAATTTCCGAGTTGAAGCATGATTGCTTCCGGTGAAATCATCACCATATGTTGCAGCTCCAACATATCTCCTAAAATTTTTAAGTTCAGGGTATGTGTCAAAGAAGCCCATTCTTACGAGCAAACTTCCAGCAACACTATTCACATCAACAGTCATATTATTTCCTGACGTGTTCATGTTAAAGGACATCAACATAGTTCCGTTAATATCCATCAAAGGATGCGCGATATCAACAATCATTGCTTTCATGATATCTAAATCTTCCTTGCAATAACCGCCAACTTCAGCTAAGCGTATAAAAACACCCCAAGCTGCACGCACAATTTGTGAATTCAAAATTACATCATATTTGGCATAATCCCACGCAAGGGCTTTGCCATCATCTGCAAATTTCAATGCTGCGTTCATAATTTTCTCCCAATCATGAGAAAAACAATTTATACCAACAGCAGATTCTGCTTTAATACTGTGCATATGCAGAAAACGTGCAACAGGCAAGAAATATTTTCTAATACCTAAACTCAAAGACAAAGGTGCGGCTTGAAATACACGCACTTTATCCTTAGTTAACTTCGTTGGTTCATCTTTCAATGTTGCAGTAGTTACAGGATATCCTCTTTCATTCTTACGCCAACACGATTCCATTCTTTCAAATTCTTTTAAAATATGATCTTTAGGAACGCGACTAACAAGAACTTCGCCTAAGCGATGTTCTTCAAAATGAAGAGGTTCACCATTAGCATCCAACTTATTTTTCTTTCCCATTAGTGGAAATCCAATACCTGTATTCATAGGTAACGGATCAACGTATTTCTTTCCTGGAATTCCACAAATATTTTCATGCATTGTTAAAGGTCTAAAATCTTCTTGCTTTACATATTCAAGCATTGCTTCTTCCAAAGGTTCCAAATAATCAGCTACAGCTTTTTCAAGCAATAGAGTAGGAAACATATCAGCAGGTTTAGAAAAATATTCTATGTTTGCATTATACGCTTTCCAATTAGGATGAAGCTTTGGCTTTCCCCATTTCTGAGGAACACCACATATCTTTTCAATATCTGGTGATAAGATGGATTCTACAACTTCCGATTTTTGTTCTGATCGTAATTGTGTGGAACCCAAAACTTCTACAAAATTATCTTCCGTCATTTCCTTAATATACAAGGCTTTAGGATTTACTTCTGTACTAGTGAGCAATTCAACATCATATTGCGTATGCGGGATCACTCCGGATTCAGCTGATAACATGAAACGATTATCTAAATATGCGTAACATGCATCAGCCATTTCTTGTGTCACAGTTTGTGCTATTCCTAAACAAGAATTAGGATTTCCTCCAATATGAAAACCAACCACACAAGGGTTTTTGGCTTCAGAAATGATAGGACCCATACAAGAACCGGGTGCTACCTTGGCTGATCTGTAAATACAACCATACATAGACAAATACGTATGTGCAACCTTTTGAAATGACATGTGAATTATATCACTATCAATACAATCTTGTCGTGGAATAAGAATCTTTCCAAGACAGTCACCAACAGGTAAACTTTGAGGTAAAGATTTCAAAGATGGAAAATCAGGACTATTAGGTACATAACAACCTAACATATCCAAACCTGGAAATTCAAAGCAAGCTTCGTAATCTATTCTTACTTTAAATTTGCCCCCAGGCATATTTTTGTATCGGGTTAATGTCACGACACAACTGTCATTTCTTTCTCCATCTAAGTTGTTATCCTTAAACATAATATGCTTAGGAAACCACATAACAGATTTTCGTGGGAAGAATACACCACATTTGTTAGTGTATGTAGGAAAATCGAAACTTCCCCACATCATGTTATTCAAGATCTTCTTCTCAATATGAGCAGGCATCATGTTTTTACATTCATCAGGTGTCTTAACTTTCATATACATCTTAGCCATAATAGAATTCATCCATCCTGGCTTAGCATCTTCTGCAGCAACATCTACACTATTGGGTTTTGCTTCATACATCTTATACCATTGTCTGATAAAGAAAGCAATACTTCCTACCACAACAGTGGCAAGAGCAGCCTT